CGCGACAATTATTGAGAATGTTGAAAACACGGTCTACTCGGCTATTGATTATGCGTTACATCCAAATAAGCGTAAAGTCATATGGTCTGGAACTCCGTTTAATGCTAAGGACCCTCTATACAAAGCTGTCGAATCTGGTGTCTGGCATGTAAATGTCTACCCGGTTTGTGAGCAGTTCCCCTGCTCGGAAGAGGAATTTAGAGGCGCCTGGGAAGATCGCTTTAGCTATGAGTACGTTAGTAATCAATACCTTAAGGCTAAAGGAGCTGGTAAGTTAAATTCGTTTAATCAGGAAATGATGTTAAGAATCACCTCTGAAGAAGAGAGGCTGGTTAACGATGCTGATTTAATTTGGTATAAAAGAAACAACGTACTTCAAAATAGAGGAGCCTACAATTTTTACATTACTACGGATTTTGCTACATCTGATCGAGAACACGCCGACTTCAGCGTCATTAATGTCTGGGCATTGAATAATAACGGGGACTGGCTCTGGGTAGATGGATTTTCTAAAAGAGCGTTGATGAACGAGACGATGGATGCGTTGTTCCGTTTAGTTCAGTCTTATAATCCTCAGGAAGTTGGTATTGAAACTACCGGACAGCAGGGCGGGTTTATTAGTTGGATACAGAATGAAATGGGACAACGCAACATATATTTTACGTTGTCTAAAGGTAAAAATAGTAATACTATAGGAATTAGGCCGACCAAGGATAAAATGAGCCGGTTTCAACAAAACGCGATACCGTTGTTTAAATCGCATAAAATATGGTTTCCTGAGGAATTAAAAGATAGCGAGGAGCTTGAGGAGATACTAGCTGAGTTATCCTTAGCTACTTTCACAGGATTTAAAAGCAAGCATGACGATCACATTGATACGATTACTATGTTAGCTGAACTTAATGCATGGAAGCCGAGTGAAGTATCGACATATGAAGAACAAGAAGACCCGCTACAAGGCTCGGTTATGTGGGGAGATGACGACACTAATAAAACTCCGGGAGACAGTTCTTACTTTGTTTAGATAGGGGATACTATGAAAGTTTCTGAATACATTGACTACTTAGTTACAGGGGAGTGTAGTAAGCTAGCTATATCTGACGTTGGTGACACTTCTGCAAATCCAAGCCCAACGCCTACCGCTGTACAAACTACTAATCAAAATAAATTTATTAACTATGTTAATTTAGCTAATTTAGCATTACATAAACGATTTCATTTATTAAGAAAAGATTATGTAATGGATCACCCATTAGATGGTGAAGAATATACTTTACCTACGGATTTTTTAGTTCCCATTCATGCCTACTATGCTTCAGATTTTGACCAAGTTGCAATTAAAGATGATTCTGTTAAATTGGTACAAAAAGTTGACCAACATGTAGCTATCCTTATACCGGAACCATTTAAAGCTGAAATTAAAGGTACAGATGCAGAAACACCTAAACGGAGTCAAATTATATTACGTTATGCGGCTGCTCCTAAAAAAGCTAAAACTACCTATACAGACTTGAAAATCAATGAAGTATACACAGAAGCTCTACTTAATTATGCGGCTTACAAAGCACACGCAGCTATTAGCGGGATGATGAATGATGAAAATAATACTTATTTAATGCGATACGAGTCAAGTTGTAAACAACTTATTAATTCTGGTATGTGGGGTAATAATGAAATCGAAATTAATACAAAACTAGAAGATAATGGATTTGTATAAATTAATTTGACATTCGGGCGAACTAACGTATCTTATAGTTGCGATAGATGCCTACGCTGAGAACAACCTCCTTAGGAGTTAACAATGGCATATTATGATGAGATACAAGTAGTAGCTAATGATACTAAACCTGAAATAAATCTTACCTTAAAAGATTCCAACACTGCCGCGTCTGGGCAAACTTTAGATCCAGATGACTCTGCTACCTGGGCCCCCATAGATATTACTGATCCAACTATTAAAGTAAAATTCCGTGCGTTAGGTTCTTCAACTGTTTTAGACACAATGACTTGCGTTAAAGTTGCGCCTACAGCAAATGGAACATGCTACATGCCTTGGAATGCAACTACATTAGCTGTTGCGGCTGGTACATATGAAGGTGAAATTGAATTAACCTATACTAGTGGAGCTATATTAACTTTATATGACAGATTAAAATTTAAAGTAAGGGATGACTTTTAATGCTGGGATCTGCATTAGTTGGCACCGCAGAAGCGGAAATTGATTACGTTAATAGTCAAGCATGTAATATTACATATGTAAATGCGCGTACTGACATTGATGTAGAGTACAATAGTAAAAATAAAGAATTTGGAAGAGATGGATCTGAATCAGTAACTCTTAGTGATACTCCTGCAGTTACTGTAGCTTATACTAGAACTGCTACTGATTCAGTAAGCGTTGCAGAGCAAATTATAGTAGCAATGCAGTTTAATTTAGCAATATCAGATTCTTTATCTAGTAGTGATTCACTAGTATGGACATTTGGTAAAAATGTTACGGAATCGATTACTACTTCTGATACGCCTGGTATTGGTAAGATACATAAAGTTAATGAGTCAGATAGCGTAACAGCTGGAGATACTCCAGGAATCGGCCAGATTTACCATGTCGATCCAACAGATAGCGTATCTGTTTCTGATTCAGTTCTTATGTATCATGATGGCATGTTAAATACTAACATGTTGAATACGCGTCTAATATCAGCTGGAGATTTAGCAGTAACTGGTGATGATGTTAATATATCGTAACTAACATAGAAATAAGGAATCTATCATGGATAAGAAAGACACAGTGGCTTTAACAGGTCAATTAACAATTTCTATTAATGGAGAAATTGTAAAAACAGTTAAAAATTTAGTTGTTACTGCTGGCAAAAATTGGGTTGCATCTCGAATGAATGCTGCTTCTGCTGGTGTAATGACACATATGGCTATTGGTACTGGAACTACAGCTGCGGCAGTTGGACAAACTGCACTAGTTACCGAAGTAGCCCGAGTAGCATTAACTACTTCTGGGGGTTCAGTATCTAATAACGTTCTTACGTATACAGCAACTATCCCGGCGGATACTCCAAATGTAACAGCACCTGCTACAGCAGCAATTACAGAAGCTGCTGTTCTTAATGCTGCTTCAAGTGGCACAATGCTATGTCGTACAGTATTTACTGCGGTTAATAAAGGTGAATTAGATACAATGACAATTAGTTGGGATGTAACTATTTCTTAGGAGAATACCTGTGGCAGTTAAATTTAGTAATAATGCATATTCAACATTAAGCGCTGGTATAACAAATAGTGCTACGTCTTTTGATGTAGCTAGTGCATCTACTTTCCCTACTTTAGGTGGAAGTGACCATATGTACTTGAGCATTATTGGATCTAGCTATGTTGAAATTATTAAAGTAACTGGGGTATCTGGAACTACTCTTACATGTGTAAGAGGTCAGGATGGTACGACTGGAACAGCAGCAGATGGCGGAGATCGTATAGAATTACGTGTTACCACAGCAATGTTAACGGATGCTATTGCTGATTCAAATGCTGACATCTTTAATACAATTGCTGTTAGTGGACAATCTAGTATTGTTGCCGATTCAGCTTCAGATACATTAACTATTGTAGGAAGCGGTGGAACTAGTATTACTACTAATGCTAGTACAGATACATTAACTATCTCTAGTACAACAGTGCCAGATGACATATTTAAAACTATTGCTGTTTCTGGTCAATCAGACATAGTTGCAGATAATACAACGGATACTTTAACTTTTGTTGGCACTGGCGGTACAACAATTACAACAAACGCAAGTACAGATACACTAACAATAGATACACCGACAGCAGGGGTTACTGCTGGCTTTAGTATTGCCATGTCGATTGCCCTTTAGGAGAACAAAATGGCTCAAAATTTTAGACGATATATAGCTAGAAATACTGGAACTTCTGCCGCTACTATATTTACGGCAGATAGTTTTGATACGGTAATCGGTATTAGATGCGCAAATGTTCATGCAACTTCTCCTGCTGCAGTATCAGTTTATATCAATGATGGATCGAACGATTATTATTTAGTTAAGAGTGCACCCATACCTGTAGGTTCGTCACTTGAATTAATTGACGGAGGTGCGAAAATAGTTGTGGACAGTGGAGATATACTTAAAGTTGTTAGTGATACTGCATCATCAATCGATACGTGGGTATCTTGTGTTGACGCAATTAGCACATAGGAGAATTAAATGCCTTATATAGGAAATACGCCTGCTGAAAAATACGTTAGCCTTGCTGCGCAACATTTTACTGTATCAGCAACAACTAGTTATACGTTAACTCATTCAGTAACAAATGAAGTAGATATTGCATTATTTATTAATAATGTTCGTCAGCAACCAGGGAGTAGTTATGCCTATACAGCTTCAGGAACTACCTTAACTCTATCCGCAGCTACGGCAGGAACGGATACGATGTACTGCGTTTATTTAGGTAAAGCAATAGGAACTATTACGCCTCCTGATAATTCTGTAGATTCAGCTAAAATTGTAGATGGATCTGTTACTAATGCTGATTTAGCTACAGGTATTGATGCTTCAAAATTAACAACAGGTACTTTACCAATTGCTCGTATTGCTGATGATGCAGTAACTCTAGATAAAATGGCTGGTCTTGTAAGAGGAAAAATAATTGTTGGAGATGCTTCAGGTAATCCTTCTGCATTAACAGTTGGTTCAAATGGACAAGCATTAGTTTCGGATGGTACAGATATTTCTTGGGGTTCTGCTGGTGCTTCATCACTTAATGGATTAAGTGACGCAGTAGTAACTGCTACCTCCAACATTGGGCTAGGTACTGGTGCGGTTGATGCCATCACTACTGGTGATTACAATGTGGGGTTGGGTGATAATAATTTAACAGCTTGTACCTCTGGTTCAAATAATACTGCGATGGGACACGAAGCTCTTGGTGGCAACACAACTGCTTCCAATAACGTAGCGTTTGGTTATCAAGCGTTGCTGAGTAATACTACAGGTGCATATAATGTCGCACTGGGGAATCAAGCACAGTATACAGCAACTGGTAGTGAGCGAAATACAGCCATTGGTCATAATTCTCTCAAAGACAGTACGGCTAGTTATAATACAGCGTGTGGATTCAAAACCTTATTTACCAATACAACGGCTACCTATAATGTTGGAGTGGGGTATCAAGCGTTATGGGCTACTACTACAGGGAGTAGTAATACTGCTGTTGGTGGTGAGGCCGCAATGAATGGTACTACAGGTACTAATAATGTGGCTATTGGTCGTAATGCTTTGAAAAATGCTACAACTAGTGGCAGTAATGTAGCGATTGGTAGTTCAGCATTGGCAGCTATGACTAATGCTGGTTCAAGTAATACTGCTGTTGGTATCAGTGCGTTGGGTTCTGGCGTTGGTGGAACATATAACGTGGCTATTGGCCGTGAATGTATGCAAAGCAATAACGGAACTTACAATACGGCAGTCGGTACTTTTGCATTAAAGGCTAATACAAGTGGTGGTAATAGTGTTGCTTTTGGTTATCAAGCTGCAACCGCAAACACAACAGGTTACAATCAAGTTGCTGTCGGTTATAGGGCTTTGAAGAGCAATACCACTGGTGTCCAAAATATGGCTATTGGACACGATTCTCTGCTGGATTGCACTACAGGAACTAATAATGTAGCTGTTGGTAATCTTTCAATAACTAATCTTACAACAGGGAGTTCGAATACTGCTATAGGTATGAATAGTGAGAATAGTATTACTACTGGTTCCAGTAATGACGCTATTGGCAACTACGCATTATATAATATAACAACAGGTAGTAATAATTGTGGTTTTGGAAATAACGCATCTGCTCCTTCTGCTACCTCAGAAAATACGATTACATTAGGAAAAGGTAATCATAGTAATCTGCGTTGCAACGATACAACGATTTCATCCCTCTCGGATGAAAGAGATAAAGCCCAAATAACAGACCTACCAGAAGCAGTTGGTTTAGATTTTATTAATTCTTTAAGACCAAGAACATTTTATTGGGACAGGCGAGAATGGTACGACAACGGTATTACTGATGGATCAAAAATAAAACCTAACTTCCGAAGTTGGAAATCAAATTCTGGTATGAAAATGGGTTTTATTGCCCAAGAAGTAGACAGCAAGATCACAGGGGAAAAATGTTTGGAAGATTCAGGTATGGTAACAAAAGATAATCCAGACAAATTAGAGTTTGCCCCTGCACATTTAATTACACCTTTAGTAAAAGCAGTTCAACAATTAACAAAACGTATAGAAGAATTGGAGGCTAAGTAATGGCTGAAGAAATTACAGCAGAAGAAATAGCACAACACTATAGTGCAGCTATGGACTCTGTAAATTTGATTAATGACATTGTAGCATCAGGGGATACTGATGACGAATCAGTTGATACTTTGAAACGAAACAAAGACCATTTGAAAATTATGGTTGCTAAAGATTTCTGGACTACAGAAGATTTAAAACCACTTAACGATGCTATAGCAGCTTAATAATTTAACTTAGGAGTATGAAAATGGGAAAAAATAAAAAGACCCCCATTACGATTGATGACAAAGAGTATGATATTGAAAGTTTCAAGGATGAACAAAAAAGAATGTTAAATCATATTGTTGATTTGGATAGGAAGATGGAGTCTAGTGAATTTAATCTTGAACAATTACGCTTTGGCAGAGAATCATTTTTAACGCAACTTAAAAAAAGTTTAGAAACTACAGAAAAATATCCTAAAGAGGCAAATTAGATGGCGTATATAGGACGCGACATTAATTATGGAAATGCAGTTACACAACAGATAACTGGAAATAATGGAGCTGGATACACATTAACTTATGATACCACTACTGATGGTGTTGTAATCTCACTTGATGGGGTTGTCCAGGTAAATGGAACTGATTTTAATATAGTAGGAACTGCACTTACGTTTACTAGTACAGTAGCTACAGGCATAATAATTAATGTTATTTATACAGGATTAACGAGTGCTATTGGTGTCCCCGCAGATAATACTATTACAAGTGCTAAATTAGCTAACGATTCAGTAAACTTAGCACATCTCAATACGACTGGTACTCCTAGTTCTTCTGTAGCACTAAAAGGAGATTTTAGTTGGGGTACAGCAGGTGGACCTTCTTTAGGTTCTGGAGATGAATGTATCAGAACTAATTCTAACCAGATTAATCAAAATGTAACTATACCGTCAGGTACAAATGCAAGTTCGGTGGGCCCGATAACTCTAGGTAACTATACCATTACGATCAATGGGGTTTACACAATAATTTAAGGATAAATCATGGCAAGCACAATTAAAGTGGACACAATAGATACACCTAGCGGTTCCGGGAATATTTCCGTGAATAGGCCGTTGAGTGGATCGGGAGCAAGTCTTACCAGTTTACCAGCCGCAAATTTAACAGGTACTCTCCCTGCATTAGATGGATCGGCATTAACAGCAGTTTTAACTAGAGCCAAGGGCATTTCTTCTACTTATGACGTATCTACGGCATCAGGAACACAAGACGTAACTGGCTTTGGTTTTGATCCTCGCTTTGTTATTGGATTTGGCAGTATTGAAGGTACTGATACAACTTTTATGGGGTGGACTGAAGTAGGGGTAATGGATCGTTCTACTGGCGAAGATGGAGCTACGGGGAATAGCTTCGCTTATGGTCAATTTCCAGTTGCCGCAGTTACTCAAGGTGGTACTAGGACTAGTAGTGTTGTATCTAGCATTTCCGATGGGGTTAGATTTACTTGGACAAAAACAGGTAGTCCTACTGGTACATTACAATTATATTTATTAGGATTTAAATAATGGCAACTTCTTATGTAAAAGAAAAATCCACAGGAAAAATTTTAACTTCAACAACTGGTCAAGACCAGAACAACCCTATCCATATTGAAGCTATGAATAACTTTGTAACTAGCCGAGGATGGAATCTGGATGACTACGATATAGGCTTTGCAGATGATAATGTTGTTGATGAATGGATTAAAGCACAACACGAAGCAGATAAAACTTATGCAGATAAACGTAGACCTCTTTACGGAACTTGGGGAGAACAATTAGATATGATGTACCACGGCACCTGGAAAGACCACGTTGCAAAGGTTAAAGCTGACATACCGAAAGGATAAATTATGGCGCTCAGTAAAATAAAATCAGATTCTATAGATACTATAGCTTCAACTAAGCTGACAGGAACAATAGCAGATGGCAGATTCCCTGCTACTTTACCAGCCGCAAGTGGTGTTAATTTAACTAATCTAGATGCTAGAGATTTAGAAAATGCACTACCAGCGTTGGATGCGAGTAGCCTAACAAGTATTCCTGCGGCTAATATTACGGGAACTCTCCCTGCCATAGACGGAAGTAGTCTTACTGGTGTGGGTGTAGATGGCATTACTTCATCTGCTAATGCTACGGCTATTAGCATATCAGCAGACGAAGAAGTGACTATGCCTTTACAACCCTATTATTTGGCGTGGGGAGGTAATCAACCAAATTCGGTTGGAACAGGTGGTTATTTGTCAGTTACTTGGACAGGAAGAATTGATACTGGTTCTAATGTCTCTAGTAATACTTTTACGGCCCCCGTAACTGGAAAATATTTAATATGTGCAAGCGTTCACATAGAAAATCTTACTACCGCAGCAACCGCTGTAAGTGCCGCCATTGTCACTTCTAACAGAACTTATGGAAATTTTGAGTATTCACCGGGATCATTAGATTTGCATACTTATCATACAGTACATCAGTCTGTCGTGGCAGATATGGATGCGGCAGATACGGCTTATATAAATTGTAGAGTTGCAGATATGAGTAGTAACACAGCAGATGTAGGAAGTGGAAATGGCTACCATTGGTGGACTGTGACGTTGATTACATAAGGGGAAATAATGATACTTACAGAAGAACAATTAAATATTTTAAATCACGTTGTTGTAGATGGTCAGGCTTGGGCAGATCATACTGAAAAAACTTTTGACCAAGAAAAAGCTAAAGAAATGATGTTTGCAAAAGTTGCAAAATATAAACCAGAGTATGATGAAGAAATAGCAAAAGGTAGTTATCTTAATCGTAAGCAACGTGAAGATGAACAAGAAAGATTAGAACAAGAAAAATACGATAACGCTCCGTGGGATATTAAGAGACAGCGTGAGTATCCAAGAATCTCAGAACTGGTAGTAGCTTTATATGATGAAGATGATAAAGCAGAAATCATTAAACGTAGAGCCGAAGTGAAGGCTAAGTACCCAAAGGAGTAACGAATGGCATACATAGGCAACAGTCCAGAAAATGATGGCCCTTATGTTGGAAGTGGGGATGAGTATATTAGAACTAACTCTAATGAGATTAACCAGAATGTAACTATACCGCTAAATATGAACGGCAGTTCAGTCGGCCCAATTACGGTGAGCGACACCTATACCATTACGATTAATGGCGTTTGGACTATAATATAGAG